GGGCTTTACATTTATATTAATCTATGCTACTATAGATTATATAATCTTTTAAACATTAACAAAGGTAACATTATGAACATTGATTTAAATCCAACTAATGATAATCAATTATTAGTTGAAGTTAAAAAGATTTATGGAGTTGATAGAGTTTATCCTGCTTGTAGTAAGTCACTTGCACTATCCAAGTTGATAGGTAAAAAGACTTTCAGTAAGCAAGAAGTCAACATTATCAGGGAAGAATTGGGCTACATTCTTAAACATAAAACCTATGAGGTGTAAGATGAAGACAATCTACCGAGTTAGATCCATCAAAAATCGTAATGGTATTTCTAATGGGCCTGTGTTTATGGGTTTCCATATGGGCAAACGATCATTCTATATTGAGAAGCTTAACGCTACTCGTAAGATGAATGTATCTATCAGTGATAAGTGGGGTACTAATGTTGTCTCAGCCCGATAAGATTTGTTGTGTATCAGGTTGTGATAGGAAGGGTGTCATACCAGTTGGTACAGTTAAGGCGTACTGTGCTAACTGTTACACCTTTGTTTTCTCAAGACTTTTAATAAGAGGCAAGAGTCATGGATATTCTAAAAGAGTGGTCAGATAATAAGCAACGATACTATCTTACTATAGATCAAATGTGGTGTGTTTTCTGGCATAACAATCATGTCTCTCCTCCTAAAGAATATGTTAAAGATAAGTTCATCAAGTACATTGATAGTGCATTAGGTATCAATAGTAATACAACTGATGAGCGATTCATTAAGATGATAGAAAAGAAATATCCGCATGAAGATACCTATCATTATTTTGAAGATATGATTTGCCATATTGTTGTCATGTTTATAAATAATAATATAAAGGGTAGTGATGATGAGTGAAATAAAAAAGAGTGGGGAATATAGAGTATTATACTATGGTGATTGGCGGGTAGTTGGTTCTAAAAAAGTAGGTTATGAATGCCATCATGCTCCATTAAATTTTATGGATGCATTCCGCAGGGCTAGAGAGAATGGCAAACCTTTATGGGCGCCCACCATAGACACAGTGTTAAATGTAATAGATGAGATAGAAGGTACTGACTGATGTTATTTAATGACACACCGTACAAGTTTAAGAATTTAAAATCAGCATATGATTCTATGAAGTTAGGCTATGATTCAGAGTATGAGTATGATATTATTACTGATGAAGATGGTGATGTGATTGTAAAGGTAACTGATTCAGAAAATAAATTGTTAGGATATTTAGAGGACTATTAAAATGCTACATTCAATGTTTAAAAACTCAATACATATTAATAACTTACGAGCAGCAGGGTATGGAGAGGCTGACTTTCCTATAGAAGTTAAGCCTGTCTATATGCCGCTAAGTGAGAATGAATGGTCGTTCTCTACCTCTGATCGTTACAAAGAATTAGAGGGTCGGGTTGTATCTGTTAGACCTGACACTGGTGATGTACTAGGTTATCACAGTAAGAACTATAAGATAACTGAACACAAACCAGTGATAGAATCTATCAGGTCAGCAGTTGAGAGGGCATCAGTGAATGCTACTAACGTCAGAGAAAAGATTACAGTAGCTAACAAGGGTGCTAGAATGATCTATCAATTAGAGTTACCCGAACATGTTATAAGAACTCCTGATGGTGATACTGCTACGCTATCTTTTTTAGGAGTCAATAGCTTTGATGGTTCATTCCCATTACTCCTGAGTGTAGGTGCTAGGCAATGGGCGTGTCATAATATGCAGACATTCACTGATGATGCACTGGCCGTCTATAAGTCTAGACATACCAAGGGTCTTGACATTGAGCAGGGTTCTAGGATTATCAGCAGAGGTATGGAAGTCTTAGAGAAAGAAGCAGAGCTATGGCATTACTGGGCCAAACAAAAAGTCACTGACCATAGGAAAGTAATAGCCCGTATGCTCGGTATTGAAACTGATTTAGATGGTGATAGAACTGTAGTGAATACTAAAAGTACTAAGTATAATTACATACTTAATAAGTATTGCTTGCATTATTCTAAAACTATGGGTACAAATTACTGGGCATTGTATAATGCTATCACTGATTGGTGTACTCATGCACCATCTAAAGGTGACAAAGGTAATGTACTCTTGATGCGACAAAAGAAAGTTAGTAACATGTTGAATATGTTTCCTAAGAGATTAGCAGCATGATACTAGCTAGTACTTATAAAGACTTAAAACTTTTATTAGATACTCTTGAGGGACTGCCCTTTGACAATCAAAAAGATATACAGTTTAGAGAAGCAGTAAGAATTGTGATAGAATACTACGAGGAAAATAACAATGAACATTAACGAAGCACTAAAGGTAATGCTTAACTATTCAGACTATGATCCTGATGATATAGAATGGCAGAAAGCTTTTAATAATATTACCGAGAATCTTGGCGTGTATTATGATAAGAGATCAGGTAACTTTGTAACTAAAGATACAGGTGATGTGATATGAAAAAAGAAACAACATTACCTGTATATATAATTGAATATATTAAACAAGAGCTATGGGACAATCCTGAATTAGATAAAGATTATGATTTAGAAGTTTTAGGTGAGTGGATAGAAGATGCAATCTCAGCATATAATGGGGGTGCTAGATGAATGTATATATGTTAGTCACTGTACAGGCAGCAAACTTTATAGAAGATAAGCATAAGCTATGTTATATTAATAAAAAAAATGCTGAGTATATTCAAAAGATTATGAAAGATAAACACAATGCTGAGTTTAGAATGTTAGAAATTGAGTTAGTAGATACTATTAATTTTAAAATGAAAACAAATATAAATATTAATGATGATGAATACGAGTGGGGTAGCTTATGCTCACAGGATACATAATGTTTTTAGTTATACTGGTGATAGATTTCTTCCTGTATGCTATCATTACCGCTTACTTTGATGGTACTTTAGAGAGGTTAGAGAATAAATTATATGAGAAGATTACCTCCAAATCAATTACGAAATAGAAACTTGGTAGCTAAACACGCACATAAATTTAATAAGAATCAAATACATAAAGATAAACTAAAAGAAAATAAAAAAGGTTATAAAAAACATAAGAAAATAGTTGACACAGACTAAATAGTATAGTATAATTTACATAGTTTTTAATTAATGGAGGTACATATGGCAGTAATAAATGGTGAAGCACATTGGGCTAACATCCTAGCACCTAACACTAAATTCCCTGATCATTATTGGGGTGTAGAATTAGTAGTGGATAGGGATGTAGCAGAGGATTTTGCTAGTCGTGGGTTCAAGATAAAAGAACTTGAGGCCGGCCCTGCCCTTACTATTAAGAGAAAAGTAAACTGGACTGATAAGTCTGGTACTATTCACACTCGTAATGGCCCTAGTCTTTACGACAGTAAGAAGCAATTCATAGACTGTCAAGTAGGTAATGGGTCTAAGGTTCGGGTTCAGTATAAAGAGTGGCATAGTGGTCAGTGGCAGGGACTAGACCTGATAGCTATGCAGGTGATTGATCTTGTAGAGTACAACAATTCCTCTGCGGGATCAGAGTTTGAGGTAGAAGATTCGGATGTGGAGGATGATGAACTATGAGTCAACAAACACCAAGATTTAGAACTGATGAGGGAGACTATGATGTTTCCCTTTTCTCTGATGAAGGTAAACTTAAATTTAAATTAGCACAGAAAGCAGTAACAGAACTGTCTGATTTAAGTGATAGAGTTATGATTCAAAGAGAAGCATTACAATCATTGCGTCAAAGTATTATGGACAATGAATGCACTGATGATACACTTATCAAACCTGAGAGAGCTAGGACAGCTACAGGTCAATATAAATCTGACGATCCTTCTACACCGGATGTAAACGAAGCCTACGTTCAGCCTGATAAAGAGGACTAGCAATGCCTTTTGCTAAATACCATTTGCCCTGCCCTAGCTGTGGCGGGAGTGATCCTGTGGCCGTGAATGAAGATAACTCAGCATGGTGTTTTAGTTGTGACACCAGATTTCCTGATTACTACAAGGCTATCGAAGGTGCGGATGTTGCACCTAAAACTAGTGACATACAAACATATCGGAACAATTCTATGAATGATATAGAGGGGAGCTTTGCTGCTCTTGATGACAGAGGTATATCAGTAGACACAGCTAAGAAGTATGGCGTTAAGTCTGTAAAGAATCAAAGCTCTAACGTAATCATGCGGCACTACTATCCTTACTATGTAGCTAATGAGATCACAGGTTACAAGGTGCGTGAACCAAACAAAATGTTTTCTTGGAGAGGGAACCCACAGGGAAGTGGACTTTTTGGTGAGCAGTTGTTTCAGTCTGGCGGTAAGTACATCACCATAACAGAGGGTGAATGTGATGCCATGTCAGCCTATGAATTGCTAGGTTCTAAGTGGCCTGTTGTTTCAATTAAGAATGGTGCGTCTGGTGCTGTCAGAGATTTAAAAAACTCACTTGAGTTTATAGAATCTTTCGATAATGTAATCATTAATTTTGATAATGATAAGCAGGGTAGGGATGCTGCCATCAAGGTAGCTAGATTACTTAGCCCTGCTAAAGCTAAGATACTTACCTTACCTACTGACTTCAAAGATGCTAACGATATGTTACGTCAAGGTAGACACAGGAGTTATGTTACTGAGTGGTGGGCAGCAAAGACTTACACACCTTCCGGTGTACTTAATGTAACTGATAACAAAGATAAGTTTGACAATAGAGAACGTAAAGAATCTGTACCTTACCCGTGGGAAGGACTCAATGAAAAGCTATATGGACTTAGGCAGGGAGAGTTGGTAACTCTGACGGGTGGTACAGGTCTTGGGAAGTCTTCTATCACTAGAGAGATAGAGCATTGGTTGATCTCTCAGACTAAAGATAACGTAGGTGTCATAGCCTTAGAGGAAGATTGGAAACGCACAGTAGATGGTATCATGTCTATTGAATCTAATGCTAGGCTCTACGTTGATCAGGTGAGAGAGGAGTTCACAAAGGAACAGTTAGACGATACATTCAACAGGATGTTTGATGGTGATAACAAGGACAGGGTATGGATACACGCCCACTTTGGAGCCACTGATCTAGATGAAATCTTTTCTAAGATTAGGTTTATGATCGTAGGTTGTAATTGTAAATGGATAGTAGTTGATCACTTACATATGTTAGTATCGTCTGCTACTGAGGGAGATGAGAGGCGTACTATCGACAGCATAATGACTAAGCTACGCTCTATAGTTGAAGAGACAGGAGCAGGTATGATACTAGTCTCTCACCTACGAAGGGTAGAAGGTAACAGAGGACATGAGAATGGTGTGACAGTAGGACTGAATCATCTAAGAGGTTCTCAAAGCATAGCACAATTATCAGATTGTGTTATAGCACTTGAAAGGAATCAACAATCAGACGATCAGGTGGAATCGAACACTACCCACTTGAGAATTTTAAAGTCTAGATATACAGGAGATGTCGGCATGGCTACTCATTTACTGTACGACAGAGAGACAGGAAGACTTACTGAGGTTGATGCGGAGGAGTCAGATGAACTCGCTAGTATTTGACATAGAGACAGATGATTTAGATGCCACTAAAATTTGGTGTATGAGTATCTGTGATGTAGAGACTGAACACGTTTGTTCTTATTGGGGTGATAAACTTGATGAGGGATTAGAGAAACTAAACAAGGCTAAGAAAGTAATAGGTCACAACATCATAGGTTTTGATATACCTGTTCTCAATAGACTACATCCTGAAACATCTTCTATCTTTAAAGATACTGACATCGTAGATACACTTGCTATATCTAGGTTACTTAATCCTGTTAGAGAAGGAGGCCATTCTTTACAGGCATGGGGCAGTAAGTTAGGGTTACCTAAGATAGAGTTTGATGACTACCAGAATTTCTCTATTGATATGGTTAAGTATTGTGAGCGTGATGTACTACTTAACAAAAGAGTTTACGACATACTCAGGAGAGAGGCTAAAGGATTTGGTGCTGACTCTATTAAACTAGAACAAGAGACTGCTCGTATCATAGCAGACCAACGGAAACATGGGTTCTTGTTTGACCAGAAAGAAGCATCTCTTTTGAATGCTGAGTTGAATGAGAAGCTTACTGATGTAGTAAAAGAAGTACATAAAGAATTTAAACCACACACTACCTATCATATACTTAGACCATCGTATAAAAAAGATGGTTCTATTTCTAGGATGGGAGAGTTTCGCACCGAGAAGAATAAATCTGGTAAAGTTAAAAAATCTAGGCTATCAGATGAAGAGTTTGAAACCATGCAGTCTGATGGGGAGGTGGTGAGGTCAGAGGTTATTCCATTTAACTTAGGTTCTAGAAAACAAATAGGTGAGTACTTGCAAGAGTTTGGTTGGAAGCCTAGAAAGTTTACACCTACTGGTCAGCCGATAGTAGATGAGGGTACTTTAAAAACTATAAAGGATATACCTCAAGCTCAGTTGATAGCTGACTATCTTTTATACCAGAAGCGTATAGCACAGATTGATTCTTGGTTTGACAAAGTACAGGACGATAGTAGAGTACATGGGTTTGTTATTTCTAATGGTACTATTACAGGACGCATGACTCATCGTGAGCCTAATATGGCTCAAGTCCCTAGCATTAACTCTCCGTTTGGTAAGGAGTGTAGGTCTTGTTGGATTGTACCTGATGGATACAAACTGGTAGGCATAGACGCTTCAGGACTAGAACTTAGAATGTTAGCACACTACATGAATGATGAGGATTACATAAATGAAATCATCAACGGAGACATACATACCACTAATCAAAAGCTTGCAGGACTTGAATCTAGAACTCAGGCGAAGACTTTCATCTATGCCCTCATATACGGAGCCGGAGATGCAAAGCTTGGAACAGTGGTTGGAGGAAATAAAAAAGACGGTGCAGAACTTAAACAACGCTTCCTTAATAATCTCCCATCACTTAAATCTCTTAGAGACAGAGTTGCGAGAGCGGCAGGAAAGGGTTCGATTAAGTCATTAGATGGACGTAAGATATTTATCAGATCACAACACAGCGCATTGAATACTTTGTTACAGGGAGGAGGTGCTGTTGTTATGAAGAGAGCATTGGTTATTCTTAATAAGTCAATAAGTAAAATGGACGCACACTTTGTTGCTAACATACATGATGAGTGGCAATTAGAAGTTGACAAGAGTAAAGCTGATATGGTAGGATGTCTTGGTGTAGATGCAATAAAACAAACAGCAGAATACTATAACCTTAATTGTCCTCTTGATGGGGAATACAAGGTGGGGAGTAACTGGAGTGAAACACACTAAACACGATCCAAGCAGAATAGGTGATCTAGCAGAACACTATGCTATTACATGGCTATGGGATAACGGCTATCATGTCTTTAAAAACTGTGGGTGTACTGGCCCAGTAGATATTGTAGCTATGTCTCCAGAAGGAGAGATAACTTTAATAGATGTTAAGTCATATAAAGATGGAAGACTTTCAGCTAAGACAGAGACACAGAAAAAATTAAATGTACAATACTTACACTATAATTCAAAGAGTCGTAAGTGCAGATTTGTGAGGCACAGAAAATGAATAATGTTGTTGATGATATATACGAAGCATTAACTCCTTTAACAAAAGGAAAGCATTTAGATATCTCTGACAAAGAAATAGAAGAGTTTGGTGAGCGAATGAAACTCGCACTTAAAGGGTGGGCTAAACCGCCTAGAAGAGATTCTGCATTCTCACTTAGGATGTCAAACATAGGTAAGCCTATTCGTAGACTATGGTTTGATAAGCATCACAAAACAAAAGAATCTATACAGCACCCTAAAACATTTATAAAATTTCTTTATGGTCATCTACTAGAAGAAGTAGTTCTCATGTTAACTAGATTGACAGAACATGAGGTAGACTCTGAGCAAAAAGAAGTAGTAGTAGATGGTGTCTACGGACACATGGATTGTAAAATAAACGGGGAAGTTGTTGATATAAAGACAGCATCTAACTTTGCATTTAGAAAATTTCAAGAAGGTTCTTTAAGAGAAGACGATCCCTTTGGATACATCAGTCAGCTAACAGGATATGAAGAAGCAGAGGGAACTGAAGAGGGTGGTTTCCTAGTAATAAATAAAGAGAATGGAGAGTTATGTTTTTTTGCACCTGATGATTTAGATAAACCTATAATAAGAGATAGGATATCTATAATAAACAAAGCCATTAAAAAAACTAAACCTCCTGAAGAACTCTGCTACGAGCCTGTTGATGATGGTAAAAAAGGTAACAGAAAATTACATAGAAACTGCACGTTCTGTCCACATAAGTTTGAATGCTTTAAAGACTCTAATAATGGTGAAGGTCTAAGAACATTTAAATATAACAGAGGCTTAACTTACTTTACTAAAGTAGTTTCTACACCTAGAGTTGAGGAAGTTTTATGAATGAAAGAACAAGTAAGAAAATTAATCGCAAAGCAAAAGAACTTTTGTTAGAGTGGATGCAATCTTTAGTTGACAAAGAGTCAGCAAAGAAGTATAATCTACATAACGTCCTTTCATTTAGCCCCAAACAAACCCACCTATATTATAATGATGGTACTTATCATGTGAGTGCTTATACTTATAAGTGGTTTGTAAATCAAATTAAAAAATTATATTCTCATAAAGAACTACAATCAATTACTCTTACTGATTGTAAGGAAGTTGCTAATTGAAAATAAGAAAAGGTTACAGAAAACGTAGGGTTGTACGTCCTATAGAAAAAGACGTACCTGCTACATATGATTCTAAATGGGAGTATTCTTTACATCAAGGTACGTTAAAGAATTGGGAACATCATAGTGATACAGTTGAATATACAATTGAGCATAGGTATCACCCTGATTTTATAAAAGTTATAGGTAAGAAAACAATTTTACTTGAAGCAAAGGGTAGGTTCTGGGACTATCAAGAGTACAATAAATATACATGGGTGAGGAAAGCATTACCTAAAAACACTGAACTAGTGTTCTTGTTCTCTGATCCTTATGCTCCTATGCCACAGGCTAAGAGAAGAAAAGATGGATCAAAGCGCAGCCATGCTGAGTGGGCTGAAGCAAATAATTTTACTTGGTACAGTGAAGAAACATTACCTGATAAGTGGACGGAGAAGTAAATGAGTATTGATGATGCAACACCTGAAGAATGGAATGAAGTTAACATGAACTCAGAAAAAAAAGAGGAAGGTACTTGGACAACTAATTTAATAGCTGAAGTTGTTAATGAAAACTGTAGAGAAATAAACAACCCTAGTCACTACAATTCTGGAGATGTAGAATGTATTGATGGGATAGAAGCGTCTTTATCTAAAGAAGAGTTTGAAGGTTACTTACATGGTAACATTATAAAATATGTATGGAGATTTAAATACAAAGGTGGTGTCAAAGATTTACAGAAAGCAGAATGGTATTTAAAAAAATTAATGGGGCAGCTAACTAAATGATAGGCGAAATGTTTTTTACAGATATTGATGGAGATGTTTGGCAGTACGAATTAAAAACAAATCCAAGAGAAGCAATGTATTGGGACACTTATAAATTAAAAGTAAGTGACATAAAAGTTTTAGGAAGTACTGATAAAGAAACTAGTAAAAGAGTACGACTAGAAATATACAAGGACATTGAGAATGTGGGATCGCAAAGCTGAACGTATAGCTAAGTAAAATAGAAAAAAACAAAACACATCTTTTAAAGAAATTAAAAAAGGAAACAAAACAAAAGACCATGACTCAAAACAAAATGGGAGAACAAGATTACTTAGGAATCAAAATAGATTATGATTTAGATAATTATTTAGATTCTTTTACTTTAGCTACAATAAAAGATAGATACTTATGGGAAGGAGAAACTCATGCTCAAGAAGCTTTTAGTCGTGCCAGTATTTTTGGTGCTACTTATAAAGGACATACTGATTACGATCTTGCACAAAGACTTTATTCATATGCTAGTCTTCTCTGGTTCATGTTTAGCACTCCTATCCTTAGTAACGGAGGTACTAGCCGTGGCTTACCTATCAGTTGCTTTCTTAACTTTGTTCCTGATTCCCGTGATGGGTTATCTTCTCACTATGATGAAAACATATGGCTCGCAAGTGGAGGTGGAGGCATCGGTGGATGTTGGAGTAGTGTGCGGAGTAATGGTGTGGACACTTCTAACAGTTCTAAGTCTACTGGTTCCATCCCTTTCATGCACGTTGTAGACTCTCAGATGTTAGCCTTTAATCAAGGTGTTACAAGGAGAGGAAGTTATGCAGCATACATGGATGTGTCTCACCCTGAGATAGAAGAGTTTGTAAACATGAGGAAGACTACAGGTGGTGATTTAAATAGAAAATGTTTGAACCTTCACAATGCAGTTAGTATAACTAATGAATTCTTAGAGGCTGTTAAACTAAATAAAGATTGGAGATTGATTGATCCTAAAACTAACACAGCAGTTAAGACAGTATCCTCTCGTGATCTGTGGTTTCAGATAATTCAAACAAGGATGGAAACAGGAGAGCCTTACATTGTTAATCTTGATATATGCAATGATGCTCTACCAGAAGAACAAAAGAAACTAGGACTAGAGATTAAACAAAGTAACTTATGTTCTGAAATAACTTTACCTACTAATGAAGACAGAACAGCAGTTTGTTGTTTGTCTAGTGTAAACTTAGAACACTTTGATACTTGGTCTAAAGATGATCAATTTATTCCTGATCTAATAACAATGCTAGATAATGTACTTCAAAACTTTATTGATAGTGTTGAAGGAAAAAGCGGATATAGTAAAGCAGCTTACTCTGCTATGCGTGAAAGATCAGTAGGGTTAGGGGCTATGGGTTTTCATAGTTATCTTCAAAGAAACAACATAGCTTTTGAAAGTATGTATGCTTCTTCTTTTAACAACAAAGCTTTCTCTTACATAAAAGACAGAGCATCTGCGACTACTCGTAAGCTTGCAGAAGAAAGAGGAGAAGCTCCTGACATGAAGGGTAGTGGTAAACGTAATGCACACCTTCTTGCTATAGCTCCTAATGCTTCTAGTTCTATCATATGTGGCGGTACTAGCCCGTCTATAGAACCTATCAGAGCTAATGTTTATACACACAAAACTTTAACTGGTAGTTTTAAAGTTAAGAACAAGTACTTGGATGATCTTTTACTTGAACTTGTACCTACTAAAAAGAAACTTGATGAGGTGTGGAAGGACATAGCAGCGCATGAAGGATCAGTGCAGCACCTAGATATCTTGTCAGATTCACAGAAAGAAATGTTTAAAACTGCTCCTGAAATAAATCAGATATGGATAATTGAACACGCTGATATGCGACAAAATTATGTGTGTCAAAGTCAGAGTGTAAATTTATTTTTTAAACCACCTCACTATGATGCTGATCAAGAAACCCACGATGATTTCTTACAGTATGTTAATGATGTACATTGGGCGGGAGCAACTAAATTAAAATCACTTTACTATTTAAGGTCTGACTCTGCTAGGTCTACTGAAAATGTTAATATAAAAATACCTAGAATAAAGTTAGATGAAGAGGGGTGTCTAAGTTGTGAAGGGTAAAGTTATAGAAGTAAAATGGGATGATGCTTGGATTGATACTGAAGATGTTTTAATATCTGAAGCTAGAAAATTAAAAGCTGTCTCTCGTTCTACTGTAGGTTGGTTAGTATCTGACAATGAAAATGAATTGATACTAGCTACCGATATGTACCACAACGATAAAGACAAAGAGTATGTTAATGCAATTATGGTTATACCAAAAGGTATGATCATAGATTACTGGGAGTATGAAATAGATGAGCCTATTAGGAACTAGAGATTATTATAAACCATTTGATTACCCGTGGATGTTTAACTACTACGTCCAACAGAATCAAATGATGTGGTTGCCAGAAGATGTTCCGCTACACAATGATGTTAAAGATTGGCAGGACATTACGTTAGATGAAAAAAATTTACTCACTCAAATATTTAGATTGTTCACACAGTCAGATGTAGACGTAGCATCTGGGTACATAGATAAGTACATGAGAGTTTTTAAAAAGCCAGAGGCTAGGATGATGATGTCTTCCTTTGCTAACATGGAGTCAATACATCAACACGCATATAGCTTGTTGTTAGATACTGTAGGAATGCCAGAGAACGAGTACAAAGCATTTGCTGAGTATGAGGCTATGGCTGATAAGCATAAGTATCTTAGCGGCTCTACACTAAAGATAAACAATAAAGAATCTATAGCTAAGAACCTAGCAATCTACTCAGGATTTACAGAGGGCTTGCAATTGTTTAGTAGTTTTGTTATACTATTAAACTTTCCTAGATTCGGAAAGATGAAGGGGATGGGGCAGATAGTTACTTACAGTATACGAGATGAGTCACTACACGTTGAAGCCATGACCCAACTCTTTAGAGAGTTTATTAAAGAGAATGTAGATATCTGGACAGATGATTTTAAAAAAGAAATATACTCTGTGTGCAGAGAGATGGTTAAACTAGAGGATAAGTTTCTTGATTTAGTATTTGAAATGGGAGACATACAAGGATTGACTAAGACTGAGATGAAAGAATACATTAGATACATAGCAGACAGACGATTACTACAGCTAGGATTAAAACCTAACTATGGTATTAAAGATAATCCTCTTGATTGGCTTGATGATGTACTAGGTGTTGAGCATCAAAACTTTTTTGAAGGTAGAGCTACTACTTATATGAAGGCAGGGTTGAAAGGCAATGTAGAAAATATAAGTTTTGCAAGTGTGTAGTACTATGAGTAATAATCAAGAAGCAAACTTAATATCTTTCAAAGTAGTTCTTACAAAAGATGGTACGATAATGACTGAGTTTAGTCATCTTCCATTAGGTCATGCTAAAAAAATATTCCACAAAGAAGACTATGATATTATAGCTAGGATTATATCTGAAGGTAGGAACAAACTAGAACCTATGCACGATTACATTGAAAAAGAAATACAATCTATTTAGTTGTCTTGTGGTGCATGAATGCGGTAGCCCCCATATATGTACCTACAATTCCACACATAGAGAAATAAAAAAGCCCCAACAAATCTGACAAAGCATTTACTCTACTA